GGGTTAAGACAAACATCATTGACCCTATCGGCAAAGCCATTAAGGACAATCCTATTTCCGATATAGTCGTGGGTATCAAAGATACTGCTTCTGACTGGTGGGATAAGGCTAAAGGCTGGTGGGAAGATGTTACGGACGGTGGCTTGTCTCTCGAAGCTGGCGTAGAGCTGGTGAAGAAGGGCTGGCAAAGCGTTAAGGGCTGGATTGGAAATATACCTACATTGAGCCAAGCAATCGGTCTTATCAAACAAGGCTGGTCTACTGTGGCTACATGGATTGGTAACATTCCTATCGTACAGCAAGGTGTCGAACTCGTTAAGAAGGGCTGGGAATCAGTGAAGAATTGGGTAGGTAATATCCCGGTTCTTTCACAGGGAATCAGCTTAATCAAATCGGGTTGGCAGACAATAAAAGACTGGATAGGTAATATACCTACTCTGTCTCAAGCTATATCACTCATTAAGTCCGGCTGGACAACGGTAAAGAACTGGATAGGCAACATTCCTACCCTGTCTCAAGCAATCAATCTCATTAAGAGTGGTTGGACTACCGTTAAAAACTGGATTGGCAATATCCCGACACTCTCACAGGCGATTAACCTTATCAAGAGTGGCTGGACAACGGTAAAGAACTGGATAGGCAACATTCCTACCCTGTCTCAAGGTATTTCTTTACTGAAATCCGGCTGGACTTCTGTTAAGAACTGGATTGGTAACATTCCAGTGCTTTCACAGGGTATCTCGCTGTTAAAGAGTGGCTGGTCTACCGTGAAGAATTGGATTGGTTCGTTGCCTGTTATCAGTCAAGGTATCAGTCTGATTAAATCGGGTTGGACTTCTGTTAAGAACTGGATTAACACCAGTGTAGTATCGGTTGGTATCTCATTGTTCAAGTCGGGCTGGTCTTCGATTTCGAGCTTCGTTGGTACTACTGTATCTGTCGGTGTCTCACTGTTTAAGTCGGGTTGGAGTTCTATCAAGAGCTTCTTCGGACTGTCCAGTGGTGGCTACAACACAGGTCATGGTTGGAAGTTCTTTGAACAGGGCGGTTATATGAAAAATGGTCGTAGTGAGTTTTGGAAGAACATTCCTATGTACGCCAATGGTACTGCTAATGCTGGTATGCACGGAAGTATGTTCGTAGCTGGCGAGAATGGAGCTGAAATGGTCGGTCATATCAACGGACAGACCGAAGTTCTGAATCGTTCGCAAATCGCTATGGCGATGAAGTCTGCTACCATCGCTGGTATGTCTCAATTCGTGGGCTACTGGCGAAGCATGGTGGGTCAAATGACTGTATGCTCCAATGCGATTATCAGAGCAATTCTCGTAACCTCTGATATGAACAGACTTGCTTATGCAAGTGCTTCTTCCTACGACCCGACAAATGCTTTGGCTATGACGGTGTACGAGGATTCCCAGCGAGGTTATGAGCATTATTCCGATGAATCAATGGCTCGTACCTTGAGAGAGTTCTATCACGAGTATGTCGAGCCTACACTCAAGGAAATCGCTTCTGATACCAAGAGACAGGCAGACAAACAGGAAAAGACAGAAGTTCACATTGGAAACCGTGTTATCACTGAATCAGTGGAAACACAGCAAAAGGCTAATGGCTATAAGTTCACGAAGTAAGGAGGTGGTAACGAGTGGCATATTTAGCGATAAATGGTTATGAGTTACCACCTTGTAAGCGTGGTGTGAATGTGGTCGTGACTACGATAGTGGATTCCGGGCGAGACGCTAACGGTACTGTCGTAGGTCAGAGAGTTGGACGAGACCAGTACAAAATTGATGGTCTTGAGTGGGCGTGGCTTACCGCCGCACAATGGGAAAGAATCTTGAGTATCTTGAGTAATTTCTTCGTCTATGTGACTTTCCATGACCCTGTAACCAAGAAGCAAAAGACCTTGAAAATGTACTGTGGTGACAGAACAGGCGAACCGTATTTCGTAGATGAAGACGGAACACCTACTCATTACAGGAATTGCAAGGTGAATCTCATTGACACCGGGGAATAAAGGAGGGATTTCATGCAGAAGGTATCTAAAGAATACAAAGAAAGCATGAAATCCTCTCTCCGAGAGAGAGCGTTCATCATGCTTACATTCGGTCTTGTAAACCAAGAAGCACAAGCTAAAGCGAGCATTGACGAAGGAGCGTTCGCCTATTTCTCCAATAAGAGTAATGTTTTCGGTGAGCGTTCGGACGATACAATCTACGCTACGCTGGAGGAAAATTTCACAAGAGTTGACGGTTCGATGTTCTTCTTACCTCGTCCTAAAACTGGTGGCTCGTATTACGACACAGGTATTGTTTCGGAGAAACTGGTCTCACAGGCGGCGTGTGAACTGACAATCAGTTTGAACACAATCGCTATGGATTTCAAAGGTCTTACTGTGAATTTCGGTGAGAACTATCCTGTGGATTTTGATATTGTCAGCAGTACAGGTCAGACAATCGAGTTCAGAGATAACGATAAGTCAACATGGAGTACCGAGGAGGTACTTGAGAATACAACCTATATCAAAATGGTGTTTTACACCATGAAGAATCCACAGAGCAGACTTCGTATCTATTCAATCATGTTTGGATATGGTTTGGTCTACTACAACGATTCGGTCTTGAACTCCTCGCTCAACAGTTATGTGTCTCCTGTCGGAGCAGATGTACCACAGATTGATTTCTCTGTTACTCTCAAGAATTACGACCACTACTTTAATGTAGACAACCCGAGGTCGGCAATTAACTATCTTGAGACTGGACAGGAAATGGACATTATGTATGGTTATCAGCTTCCGGGGTCAGATAAGGTCGAGTGGATTCAAGGAAACCACCTACTCTGTTCCGAGTGGGAAAGTGACGATAATACAGCGACAATTCGTTGCCAAGACATTTTCCGAAACATGGACACAGAGTTTATCAAAGGCTTGTATAGCTCTGTTGGTAAGAGCTATTACGATTTGGCAGTTGAAATTCTGACGGACGCTGGGATTAAGGATTACTACATCGACCCTCGTTTGAAGAAGCTCTACACCAAAAACCCTATGCCGAGGGTGAAACACAAAGAAGCACTACAAATTATCGCCAATGCCTGTCGCTGTGTACTGACACAGACGAGATTTGGAGCGATTCAGATTAAGTCTAACTTCATGCCGGACGCAAGCATTTCAAGTAATGGCGAAACCTCGTTCTCCAAAGTGACGAATGTTCTGAATGAATCGGTTAAGAACGAATACGCAACACTGGCTGGGAATTATACCCCTGTCGATGGTTCGATGTTCTTTATCCCGAGAAGCGGAAACGCTACTCTCAACACAGGATATGTGTCACAGGCAATATCAAATGAGAACTGTACCTTCAGTACAAATCCTGTTGTGACTATCACGATGGAAGCAATCAGAGCCTACTACGGTATGTCTCTTGTCTTCGGACAGGCTCTCCCAGCAGAGTTCATCGTTCGTACTTATAACGGTGGTGAGCTGGTGAATGAGTACACTATCGCTTCTGACGAGATAGACAAAACTTCCGTCATTCTTCGAGATTTTGACGATTTCGATGTGATGAAGATTGAGTTCACGAAGACCGCCGAACCGTACAATCGCATTGTGCTGAATCACTTTAGCTTGAGCGATGTTACGGACTTCACAATGACCCGAAGGGATATGACTTCTTCTCCTAAAGCAATCAAACAGGAGCTTGTCAAAGAAGTTATCGTTCCTTGTTACACATACCAAGAGAACAACCGTGAGGAAAATCTCGTGTGTGAAGATGTAGAAGTCGTTGCCGGACAGGTTGAGACCTACTATATCCAAGACCCTTCTTATGGCTACAAAGTCAAACTGAATGAGGTCGAAGGACAGGCAGAGGTCATTGACTGGGGTAACTACTATGTCACTATTCGGTACAAGGTATCGGGTGAATACAGGCTCGAAGTACAGGGCTACCGCTATAAGATTGTTGAGCGATACGCTACAAAGTCTCTCCATAACAGGGGTAAGACAATCAAGTGGGAGAATCCTCTCATAAGCGACATGACAATGGCAACAGACCTCTCCGAGTGGCTGGCTGAATACTATTCGGCTGGTATCGAGTATGAGTACGATACCCGAGGAAATCCCGAGATTGACACTACGGATATTGTGTACCAAGAGAACGAGTTTTATGAGGGTATGAAAGTAAATATCTACCGTCATACCGTCAATTTCAAGCAAGCATTTTCGGGCAGAGTGACAGCTCGAAGGATTGGAGGTTAAGTATGGCATGGTCTACACCTAAAACAGATTGGAGTGGCGAATTTGTCGATGGCGTATATGTCGGTGATAAATTCAATGCTGTTGACTTCAATCGAATTAAGAATAACCTCGCCTATCTCCGTGAGCTGGCTATCAAGATGTATGACGAGTTTTCTATTCACTCTCTCGGAGCTGATAGAACTCCACAGGATTACTTCTATGCTGACGAGATAAATAAGCTGGAGGAAAATCTTGTAACGATTAACACAAATAGTCTCAAGAGGTCGTATGGGGAAGCTCCCATTTATGTTGATAACGGAAATGTTATGGATTTCAAGGAATTAAACAGACTTGAGAGTGCTATCCTCGACCTCTACGATAAGCTCACGAATGAGCATGACGGAAGGAGGACTTTAACATGGAATTTCGGAATGAAGGGAGGGCTGTAAATGTCATGGACTTTGTTACCCACTGACTACACGGACGCTGTGTGGAGTGGTCTCAAGAGGTACACACAGGTTGACAATTCCGATGGTACGGTATCGTTCAACGATGTAACGACCTACACCAACAAAGAAAAATCGTTCTTCGGTGCGAAAGACGCTAACCGTATGAATGAAGCACTGAATTACATTATGTCTATGTTGGAAAATGGCACGGACTTGTACGAGGAATTTAAGACCTACTTTACCACACAGAGAACCCTTTTCGAGAATGAAGCGAACGATGTTATAGAGAATGTCCGAGCATTGACTAATGCCGAGTACGATTCCTATAAGACCTATGTAGCCGATTTGAAGCAAGAGGGAGACGATACTCTCGACAGTATCGAACAGGGCTATGCTGAACGCATGGCAAATTATGAGAGTGAGCAACAGGCGGCATTTGACGCATGGTTCGCTAATGTGCAAAACCAGTTGAGCGAAGATGTGGCTGGTAGCTTACAGAATCAGATTACAGCACTGGAAGCAAGGGTGAGCGAGCTTGAGTACATGGTAATCAACAACGATTACAGAGTGGCTTTGGCTGTCGATGATAGCGACATTCTTGTGGACGATTTAGGCAATACGATTGTTGCCGACTGGAAATACGAGGAGGTATAAGAAATGGCAAACAAGAAAGTAACGGAGTTGACACAGGTTACTACTCCGGCAAGTGGGAATTTAATTCCTATCCATGATGGTACTGCTCTCAAGTCCATCACTTTTCAGAACCTTGTAGACAAGGTAAATGAGCCTGTTGAACAGCTTGTAGCACCTTTGCTTTTCAACAATGCTGGCTCTCACAATGCAGTTTACAGAGGTAAGAATCTCGGTACTGCTGTAACAGCCGCCCAGTATGCGGCTATCTCTGCTGGTACATTCGATGATTTGTACATCGGTGACTACTGGGTAATCAATGGTGTAAATTGGCGTATCGCCGCTTTCGATTACTACCTTAACTGTGGTGATACGAACTGTACTACTCACCATGCAGTAATCGTACCCGACACCTGTTTGTACACTCATGTGATGAACGACAGCAACACTACTGAAGGTGGTTATGTCGGCTCGAAGATGTACACCGAAGGTCTCGCACAGGCGAAAGAGACCATTAAGGCGGCATTTAGCGGTCATGTTCTCTCTCATAGAATCTATCTCACCAATGCTGTTTCCAATGGATATGCTTCTGCTGGTGCATGGTGCGACAGCGAAGTAGATTTGATGAACGAACAGATGGTCTATGGTACTGGTATCTTCTCTCCTGTTTCTACTGGTTCAGCAGTTCCGGCGAATTACAGAGTTGAGAAATCCCAGCTTCCTTTGTTCCAGCATGACCCGAGCAGAATTTGTAACAGAGCGACATGGTGGCTTCGTGATGTTATCACCGCTTCCAATTTCGCCGGTGTCTACAACGGCGGTCGTGCGACCTCCGCCAACGCCAGTTACTCTTATGGCGTTCGCCCGGCTTTCTGTATATCTTAAAATCCGCACCCCCTTGTGGGGTGCGATGAAAGGAAGGTTTATTAGTTAAATGTCAGTATTAAAAGCAAATCGAAAAGCGTCACAGTTTGAAGTGTTCCACCATTTCTACAAAATGAGAAAGGAAGTCACTGACCTACTGCTTCGTGATTTCGGGTACGACCTCGAACGAGCCGATAAGAAAGTCTTAAAGATGTTCGGTAATCGTGGATATGAGGAATTATCACCCGATGAAAAAGTCCGTTATGAAAAGCAGAAAGCAAAGAACCAAGCATTTGATGAATGGTTCATCGCTGACGAGCGACAGGCTATCGTTGAGTGTCTTCGTTGTATCGGTGCAGAAGTACATATAGCGAATAGTATCTATCCTGTTTATATGGAAGAATTGGTCGAGCGAAGATTACACCAAGACATAGCAATCGGACAGTGTTATAGGCTCACACAGGAATTGCAGTATGCGATTGAGACCCTTCCAGTCGATGTAAACAAGTATCTTCGATTTGCTGAAATGATACAGACAGAAATAAACCTCTTAAAAGGCTGGAGGAAGTCTGACAATAAATTTAAGAGGGCAATCTCTGATTCCGCTTCCAATTTCGCCAATGTCAACAACAACGGTAATGCGAACTACAACAACGCCAGTAACTCTAATGGCGTTCGCC